ACATACTAAGTCTGAGTTTGCCTCTTATCTGTTACCTGCATGGTTTCTGGGACAGTTCCCAGAGAAAAAGATTATACAGACGGCACACACTGCCGAATTATCTGTAGGGTTCGGGCGAAAGGTTCGTAACCTAGTAGATAGTGAAGATTTCAAAAAGGTTTTCCCGAAGCTGGCATTGAGGGCTGACTCCAAGGCTGCGGGACGATGGAGTACCGATTCGGGTGGCGAATACTTTGCTATCGGGGTCGGTGGTGCGGTAACAGGTAAAGGCGCGGATCTTCTTATAATTGATGATCCCCATAGTGAGCAGGAAGGACAAAGCGCAGACCCTTCGGTATTTGACCGAACCTACGACTGGTACACATCTGGCCCTCGCCAGCGATTACAACCCGGTGGTGCTATTGTGATTGTGATGACACGATGGCACATGAGAGATTTAACGGGAAAGATTATTAAGTCCTCCGCTCAAAGAGAAGGAATGGATGAGTGGGAGGTAATAGAATTTCCAGCAATTATGCCGTCAGGGAAAGCCCTGTGGCCTGAATTCTGGAGCCTCGCGGAACTAACCGCGCTTCAATCCGAACTACCCGCTCCTAAATGGAACGCACAGTACCAGCAAAACCCAACCGCTGAAGAAGGCGCACTTGTGAAACGCGAATGGTGGAAGAGATGGGAATATGATGACCCGCCTTCCTGCGAATTCGTAATACAGTCTTGGGACACAGCATTTCTCAAGACGCAACGGGCAGACTACTCTGCTTGCACAACATGGGGTGTGTTCTACCTTCCTAATGATGATGGCGTGACCGTCCCCAATATTATTCTCCTTGATGCCTATAAAGAACGTCTGGAGTTCCCAGAACTCAAAAAGACCGCCTTTAGGATGTGGCAGGAAGCGCAACCCGATGCGTTTATCGTTGAAGGCAAGGCGGCAGGTATGCCGTTGATATTTGAGTTACGGGCAATGGGCATTCCTGTATCGGAATACACCCCTTCCCGTGGCAACGACAAGATAGCCAGAGTGAATGCGGTAGCAGATTTATTTGCTTCAGGCACGGTCTGGTGTCCAGAGACACGGTTTGCAGAGGAAGTAATCGAGGAATTTGCATCTTTCCCAGCAGGGGAGCATGACGATCTGGTTGACTCATCCACGCAAGCCTTATTGAGATTCAGGCAGGGCGGTTTTGTTAGTCTTCATTCTGACGAGGAAGACGAGCCTATATATAGGAAGGCGGTGAGTTATTACTAATGTCGGTTATAGATGCGAAGGATGTCGCGGCAGAACTAAGCGCACACGAGCGTGAATGCGCCTTGCGATACGAACATATTCAGGAACGTCTTAAATCGGGTGAGCAGAGGTTCAACCGACTTGAGGCGATGATCTGGGGGATTTACGTTATTCTTATTTCCTCCACGGCAATACCTCATATTTTAAATTAAAGGAATATCCAATGCCTAGTTATTTTGATTCAGCGGCACATAAAGCTCCCCATAAGAGCAAAAAGGTTGCTTACAAGAAAGGCGGCAAGGTAAAAGCAGCCAAGACACTGGGGAACTTTGTTTCCTCTGGCGCACCTATTGTCAAGCCCACTACTGCGAGAGGCTCAGGCGCGGCAAGAAGGCAGCTTTTCAGGAAGAATGGTTAACAGGGAAAAGCTTAAAGCACTGATAAAGCGTGGCGCAGCGGTAGTTAAAAAAGCCATGACAATAAGGGATCAGTCTGTGGTGTATCACCAAGCTCCCAAGAAGATGCGTAAAATTTCACTCGATGAGGCTTTTGAGAAAGAAAAGAAGTCTCATGGGAAAAGGAAGAAATAATGGCAGTCGATAAGGCTCAAACGCCCTTTATGCAAGAACTTATGCCTGAAGGGGAAGAGCCGCTTGAAATAGAGATCGTTAATCCAGAATCTGTCTCGATAGGGACGGAAGATGGCGGGGTATTGATTGATTTTGACCCTGACAACCCGATGACGGGTGGCACTAACCACGACTCTAACCTAGCCAATTTCATGGAAGACAAGGATCTTCAGATTCTTGCTTCGGAACTGGTATCGGCATATGTCGCTGATAAAGACAGCCGATCAGACTGGGAACAGGCATATATACAGGGTCTGGATCTTCTGGGTCTCAAGTTTGAAGACCGCACCACTCCTTGGGATGGAGCGTGTGGTGTATTCCATCCTATGCTCTCAGAAGCAGTGGTTCGCTTTCAAGCTCAGACTATACAAGAAATTTACCCAGCGGCAGGGCCAGTAAAAACTCAGATTGTAGGGTCTCTGACCAATGAAAAGGTATCTCAGGCAAACAGGGTTCAAGACTATCTGAATTACCTGATTACCGAAAGAATGACAGAATACAGGACGGAGACAGAAAAACTTCTGTTTTCTCTTCCGATAGCAGGTTCTGCCTTTAGAAAGGTGTATTACGATCCGAACATGGGCAGACCTTGCGCCATGTTTGTCCCAGCAGAAGACTTTGTAGTCAGTTACGGGGCATCAGATCTGGAAACCTGTGAACGTGCCACGCACGTTATGAAGAAATCATCTAATGAAATACGCAAATTACAGGTGGCAGGATTCTATGCAGATGTAGATCTTTCCCAGCCAGAGCCTGATATCAGTGAAATAGAAGAAAAGTACAACCGATTAACAGGTGATTCAGATAATTATGAGTTTGATCATCGACACACCTTGCTTGAGATGCATGTACATGTTGACCTTGCAGGGTTTGAAGACAGGGAAGGAGGGGAATTAACAGGAATTGGCCTCCCTTATGTCATCACGGTAGAGAAGTCTTCAAGAAAGATATTATCAATCAGGCGCAACTGGTATCAAGACGATCCCCAGAAGATGCCCAGACAGCACTTTGTACACTACCAATACTTACCGGGGTTCGGTTTTTACGGCTTCGGGCTAGTTCATATGATTGGTGGACTGTCTAAATCAGCCACTTCATTATTAAGGCAGCTAGTTGATGCAGGAACTCTGGCTAATCTTCCCGGTGGCTTGAAGTCTAGGGGACTTAAAATCAAGGGTGATGACACCCCGATCATGCCCGGTGAATTTCGGGATGTGGATGTTCCCGGTGGTGCAATACGGGATAACATCTCTTTCCTCCCCTATAAAGAGCCTTCTAACGTCCTGTATCAGCTTCTGGGCGATATTGTCAATGAAGGGCGTAGATTTGCATCAGCAGCGGATGTAAAGGCAGCAGACATCAATGGAGAGGCTCCAGTAGGAACCACTCTTGCAGTATTAGAGCGAGAAATGAAGGTGTTGAGCGCAGTACAGGCGCGAGTTCACCATGCTGTCGGTGTCGAGCTTAAAATTCTGGCAGAAATTGTCAGGGATCATGGCCCAGACACTTATCCTTATGAGTTAACAGAAGATCCTCTAGCCTCTGAGGACTTTGATGACCGTGTAGATATCATTCCAGTCAGCGATCCTAACTCTGGAACAATGGCACAACGGATTATGCAGTATCAAGCGGCACTACAGTTGGCGGCTCAAGCCCCGCAGATGTACGATTTACCGCTTTTGCACCGCCAGATGCTGGAAATTCTTGGAATTCGGGACGCAGACAAGATTGTTCCGATAGAAAATGACATTCTGCCTACCGATCCAGTGACAGAAAACATGAAACTGGTGACAGGAGAGCCTGTTAAGGCGTTTTTGTATCAAGATCACGAGGCACATATCCTCACACACACCGCTGGAATGGAAGATCCACGGATTATGGAGGTTATGTCAAAGAATCCCAACGCAAAAACAGTTATGGCAGCGAGTCAGGCGCATATTGCGGAGCATTTGGGCTTTGCGTACCGTCAACAGATCGAAAAAGAGCTTGGTGTGCCTCTACCACCGCCTAATGAGCCTCTCCCAGAGGACATTGAGCTTAGAATTTCGCAGTTAGTAGCCCCAGCCGCTGCACAATTGACTGGAAAAGCCCAGAGAATGGCCGCTGCGGAGAAAAATGCAGAACAACAGCAAGACCCTGTGATACAGATGCAACAGAAAGAGCTTCAGATCAAGGAACAGGAAGCAATGGCTAAAGCACAGGCTGAAATGGCTAAAATACAGCTAGATTTGCAGAAAAATCAGCAAAAAACCGCCCTAGATATAGAGAAAATGAACCTTCAGGAACGCCTTGAAGAGCAAAAACTCCAAGGAAAACTGGCTTCTGATGTATTAAAAGAGAAAGAAATAGAGTCAAGAGAAGCAATTGAAGGAGTAAAAATAGGTATAGACATGGCGCAAAAAATAATAGACAATTCTAATGAGTGACAAGTTAGCAGTAAACGCATTGCAGGTTTTACGGGAGGAAATCCGTAAACAGATGAACGAAATGGCAGATCATATTTCGGGCGGTGGCTGCAAGGATTTTGGTGAATACCAGCACTGTACAGGCATTATTAAAGGCTTTGCAGTTGCAGAAAGGGAACTCCTCGATCTGGATCAACGAATCGAGGGAGGATAGTTTCTCCGCATAAGGCGGTGCAAGGTGACTCTGGACACCCACATCCAGTGCAAGAGAGAGTATTATGGAAGCAGTAAAAACGGTTGAGGAGACAGAAACAGATGTCGCGCATCAACTGCCCAAACCAACAGGTTATAAATTACTCATAGCCCTACCTGAGCCTGACGAGAAAACAGAAGGCGGCATACTTAAAGCGAAACAGACTCTCCAGTTGGAAGAGATTGGTTCCATATGCGGTTTTGTGATGGCAATCGGCCCAGACGCTTACCAAGACAAGAAACGCTTCCCTAACGGAGCGTATTGTAAGGAAGGCGAATGGATACTGATGAGATCTTATTCTGGAACTCGTTTCAAGATTCACGGCAAGGAATTTCGTCTAATCAATGATGACAGTGTTGAAGCTGTTGTTGACGATCCTAGGGGGATTATAAAGGCATGAGCGAAGAAGCAATAGTAGAAAACGAAGACCCGAAAACTTCCTTTGAGGAGAAATTTCTGGGTGTACGCACAAAGATCGGCAAAAGTGCCGAAGAAGACGCTCCAGATGTGGAGATTGTGGATGACAGACCTCCTGAAGACCAGAGACCTCCACAAAAAGCTATAGCCAATGAAGAGTCCGAAGAGGATGAGCTTGCTGGGTATAGCGATAAAGTCAAAAAGCGTATTAACAAGTTACGTTACCAACAGCATGAAGAGCGTAGGCAGCGAGAAGCTGCTGAAAAAATGCGTGAAGAAGCTGTCCGTGTAGCACAAAGCTTGCAACAGCAAAACCAGCAATATCAGGATGTGATTCGCAATGGCGAAGCCATGTTGGTTACCCAGATCAAGGATCGGGCAGCGTTAGCGGTAGAGAAAGCAAAAACGCAATATGCCACTGCTTATGAAGCAGGGGAAACCGACAAGGTAATAGAGGCCCAAGATGCACTTATTTCTGCTCAATCAGAACTGAGAGAAGCCAATAATCAGGCTTCAGCAGTAGAGCAGAGACAAAAGCAGTATCAGGAATACATACAGTCGATGGGGCAAAACCCCCAGCAACAACAGTATGCTCCACCGCCTCAACAACCTGTGCAACAACAGCCCGAAGCTCCAAAGCCTACAGAAAAGGCTTCAAGCTGGGCGAAAGACAATCCGTGGTTTGGAAATCCAGAACATAAGGAAATGACAGCCTTAGCGTATGGTGTTCACGAAAAACTGATCACCAATGAAGGCTTTGATCCAAACTCGGATGAATACTTTGAAGCAATCAATGCAACAATGCGATCAAAGTTCCCAGAATACTTCGGTGAAGACGGTGGTGAAGGACAAGCCCCCTCATCTTCCCGAAAGGCTTCCACGGTAGTCGCACCCTCCTCAAGGAGTAATGGTGCAAAACCGCGCAAAGTGAGGTTAACGTCCACCCAAGTCAAACTCGCCAAGCGTCTTGGGTTAACTAGTGAACAATATGCCAAGCAACTCATACGAGAAGGAGTTTAATAATGGCTGAAGAGCGCACACCACGGTCTGTAGAAGACCGACAAGCTGAAGAAAGACCAAGTGATTCATGGATTCCTCCATCAACACTTCCAACTCCCGACCCGCAAGAAGGGTGGGTATTTCGCTGGATAAGAACAGCGACCCTAGGAAAAGCAGACAATACTAATGTCTCGCAGAAATTTAGGGAAGGTTGGACACCTTGTAAGGAGGAAGATCATCCAGAACTTCAGGTAATGACCGATGTTGGCTCCCGATTTGAAGGGAACATCGAGATAGGCGGCCTTTTGCTTTGCAAGGCTCCTGAAGAAGAGA